GCGCTTGACTTCACATACTGACCGGAACTAAGACCAATAGCTACTGTTGTTACATTAACATCAGCACCGGGTGTTCTACCTGCTGTTGCATCTTCTTCGTAACCATACTGGAACTGATAGGATTGAGCTGCAGATATAGCGTTGTTAACATCTGATCCAACATCACCACCATCAGCTTTCACAACCTGTGTGGCTTGTGTAGCTGAGAAGTCCTGTGCTCCATAACCAGATCCGGATCCGTCACTGTAATACATATAGAAAACAGCGTCACCGTCAGCTTGCAAGTTATCGTTGAAGTCAATTCTAACTGTAACTGTAAGAGGATATTTGAGACCAGATCCACCTAAATAGGTTGTCCCAGCACCAACATTAACACCACCAACTGTAGCTTCTGTGAATGACACATTGTTCTGGTCAGTGGAGGCAATATCATCAATGAATACGCCGGGTTGTGTTGTTAGTGTAGGACCAACGAATGTTACAAGACGATCAGCAATGTTACCAACTCTTTCTGCTCCAGCGGCTGCACCTTCGTTGATTAGACCTTGACTAATTCCACCATCTGCAACTCTTCTCAACGCCCACTGGATAAATAAGTATACGTTTGAAGCAGAAGTATTGTTACCAGCATCTACATAAGGTCCGGGATCGGCGGTTGTAATTGCGTCATTAGCATCAACTATAACTGTGAAAGCATATTTTGCTCCAGAAATTTCTCTTTCACCCTCATAATCGTCAAGAACTGCATCTGTTAAAGTATAGTCGCCGAAATTACCAGTGCTACTAGTAGTGTCAACACTACCAGCTGTAGTGACTTTAAACCATTCACCATCGCCGTCTTTATATACCTCACCAACAGAAACAGGTATGGAAGCTCCTGATCCAATTGCACCCTTAATATCGTATGGAACACCGGGTGATGCTTCAAGATATGTAATCTGAATATCATCATATGGGTTAACATCAGCGGGTAATGCGGCTGTTATACCGCCTGAATCAATTGAATCATCTTCAATAGATGCAGGAACATCAGCATCAGATGAGTTGGTTACAGGGAAACGATACACGATGTAAGTCATTTCAGACACACCGATGTCGTCCAAGTCAGCGTCAGCGAATGTTTTACCAAGTTCTCTAACGAAGATTTTGAATGTGCCAGAAAAATCAGCTTCAATAAGAGCTGATCCAGTTGTTTGATCGGTAGCTCCAAATGTTGATTTTGTAGTAATACCAGTAGAACTAACAGCTGAGATTTCGTGTAATACACCAGTAATATCAGCCGCTGTTACGCTTGCATCTGTTATTTCAATAAAATCACCTACTTCAAAAGCTGTCCAATCAATTTTTGTGCTTCCGGTGCCTCCGTCTTCTATTATTGTGCTTGCTCCGGCTGCAGCTGTATAATCAATGGTGACATTGGCTGCTGAGGATCTTGCATCAGCAACTGAACGAATTCTAACACCTTCGTTAGCAGGTCCAGAATACTTAGTGTCATTTGTTCCAGCTGTTAAAGCATCTCTCTGAACATAGTAAGGAGTATCTGTTTCATCTACCAATGTTCCCAATGTGATTACACCAGAATAATAAAGCTTCTGATATGACCCCTCCTCGTTTTGAACTGTCCAACCAGCTGTTCTGATTAGATTAGAAGGTGTTACGTTAACTACTGTGTCAACAGATGTTATTGTATCAGCTCCTGTGCTACTAAAAATATTACTTCCAGTTACTGTAACAGTGTATACACCTGTTGCTCTAATATAACCAACAGAGTCAACTACCGCATCGGTGCCCGCATTGTTTCCACCTTGAATTGTAATATTATCACCAGCCTGCAATTTTCTAAGATCAACATCGGATACACTAGAAGTAAATGTAACTTCATCGGTAAAATTAACAGCGAAGTTTGAGCTAGCTAGCACTAGTTTTTGATTTATTGTTGAAGCATCATCAAGATACCAGCTATTAATAAATTCAAACTGTTCGTTCGTGATAGACAGCATTGGGAAGTCGAACTGGGTTATTGATTGAACGTTCTTCCATAGGAACTTGAAGTATGAATATAATGCCTGACCGGTAATACCAGTTCCAGCATTTTCAAGCGCACCACCTGCTGTAAGGTTGAACTTAATTGTTTTGGTTTTTGTATTATCAGGCTGAACAGCTATAACTGTAATCTCAGAAGTTCTATAACTACCTCTGATAAGAGCATTACCGCTAGCGTCTGATTTAAAAATAGTAAAATCAGATGTTGCGGAAGATAGTGCGGGAGTAGCACTGGACGCGAATGATAATACATCAGTAGACACTGCGGTAACTGAAAATGTTCCGTCATCCACTGATGTGCCATTTGCGCCGGATATTGTTACGAAATCACCAACACCTACATCAATTGCTGCTACTTGACCTGCGCCAAGTTCTAATGTATCATTTGTGTCATTAGGTGTTCCAGCACTGACTACTTCGGAAAGTGATTCTTCAACAATTAGGCCGGGCTCTAAGTCACCGACACTTGCTGCCACTCCTGTTGTTGCGGCTGATCCAACAGCGGATCTAGTTAGACCACTTATTGTAAAGTTGGTTGAATCATCAACTACACCAACTTGATATCTACCATTGTAGCTACCGCTATCGTTAGCGATATTAACTATGTTAACATAATCACCTACTTTTAACCCGTGGGCGACAGATGTTGTATATGACGCACTGGTTGTTGTTGATGAAACGGATGACACTGGTGTCATCAAATCATCAAGATCTGAGTAAGCTGTTAATAAATTAGTTATTGCCATTAGATTTTTCTCCAATGAATTATGAGAAGGTTAATAAAAGGGAAAGAGGTTCATCCCTCTATTATAATTATAATTATAACATGAAAAAAAATAAACTTTTTCGTTATGCGTTAAAATAATTTCTATCTATTCGTTGAACTATAGGAAATGATTGATTTGTAGCTAATAAAGACACACCCTCATCTAAACGTTCATATTCATACTGAAGGGCTATAAAAACAGCATATACATCAATATCAGCCGCATATGTATATGTAAAAGAAAATGTTTTATCGTTTGAAGGACCAGAAACACTAGATGATCCAACTGGAAATAAATCCGTTCCTGTTCCAGTAACATCTTCTACACCAGCTATAAGTGATCCATCTGCAGAATTATGTATTCTAACCTCTGTTCCGTCTTTAATACCAGTAAAAGATATTGTGTAGCTAGCTGGTGGGATATATTGATCGCCATTATCAGAAGTAAAATACTCCAAGGTTCCACCTTTTGTAGAATTTACTATTATAACACCATCTGTTCCAGATCTTTCAGTAAAAAAATTATTTCCATCATAATAAAAAGCTCTTCCTTGGTTTCTATTACCCCATTCATGGATTAATTCACCATCCGCAGACAATGTTGTTTGAGATGTTAATGCAGCTAAATAATCATATATAGTTTGATAGCTTGTAGAGTTTCCATCCACAAAAACAGAAAATTCATAGAAATCAGATGCTGCCGTTGATGTTGTTGCCCCCCAACTAGTAGATGTAGCTGTTGTTCCTGTAGCTATAGCTGTGGCATTTCTATCTTTTAAAAAAACAACAGGATCTGAGGATGTTCCTGTCCCATCAACAAACTCTACAACCACTCCAGTAGCACTACCCACAGTAACAGTATCCCCAACAGATAATGTTCCAGTAGCACTGGTGAATGTAATCAAACTTCCGGGGTTTGTTTGTTCGTTCCAAGTTATTCCACTACCAGCAGTTATTGCTCCAGCTTGAGTTTGTGCGTTTGTTAGGTTGTTATCAACATTAAGCGTTGTTGTTCCTTCTATTTTAGAAGTTGATGTTTGAGCAGTTACAAAAGGTAAATAACCCCATGCATCAACTCTAAAAGCGTGATTACTATAAGTTGTTGTTGTTGCGGCCGCTGTGCCAGATTTATCAAAAAATCTGTAATTAAAAACACCACTGGCCTCGCCATTAGCATCAGTAAATGTTTCTAAAACTAAATCATCTAATTGAGTTCCCTCATATATTATCACATTAGCGTCGGGTATCAATGTTGAATCTGTTTTACTAACAACAACATCAACACTTCTTTGATCACTAACTGATGATCCTGTGGTTGAACCGAAAGCTATATCCGAAGCGGTTGTTACCGTCCATATAGGATTTATAACAAACCAATCTTTATCATTTTCTAATGTTATAAAATTAGCATTAGAGACAAAGTTTATATCTCTAACTGTTATTGATTCACTACCCGTATTATTTCCATTCGTTGTTCCAGATGTATTAGTTAAAGTGATATTAGTAGCTGTTGTGCTCTCATAGAGTCTTATAAATTCATTTGTTCCATCTCTACCACTTATATTTACATTTTCTAGCAAAACTTGATAAAGAAATAAATCATCCGTTCCAGATATTATCTTTGTGTTTTTAATTACACCTTGAGCACCGGGAGTTCCGTTTTGAAAATCTAAAGGTAATGAAACTCTTTGTGACCATATAACAGAGTCATATATTTCCCACCTGCCTCCACTATCTACTTGTGCCCAGTTTTCTCCACCCTGTCCACTTACATTATTAGTAGCTGTTATGATAGCTCCAGATTGTGAGCTTCCTTGAATTTCAAAACCTACTAAAAAGAAGGCGTTATTGTAAACTTGAAGAGATAATCCTGTGCCTTCGTCAGAACATTCTAGATATTGACTATCTGTTAGTTGCAATCCAGCTGGGTCGTTAGTAGTGGTCCCAACACTAAGCTTACGAGAAACTTCATAAGCTCCAGATTTAGAGTTTAAGTTAACAGTTTGACCAACTGCACCATCAATATCATCAATAGTATAAAAAACATCGGCAGTAAAACTTTTTTGAACGCTAAAAACTATACCTGTCCCATCTGCTGTAACTGAACCTGCATCATTTCCAAAAGTAATAGTATCTGTGGTAGAGTTAACAGCTGTTATTTCATAAGTTCCATTAACAACAGATCCAGTAGCTGAACTGATCGTTAATAAATCGCCAACAACTAAACCAAGAGCAGATAAGGTAGTTGATGTTATTTCTATTTCGTTGGTGGTATCAGTTGTATTCGCGGTTACTGAGGTTACTGTTGTGTCTGGTGTTGTATCCCAATCTGCTTCCAGTGTAACTATAATAGTTGTTCCTGTTCCGGCTGTTTCAGATGACGCTCTTCTAATCTCTTCTGTGGGAAGACCTACATTTTTAATAATTAATCTATTAGTATACAAACTATCATTTAAATCCCCACCTGTAGTTTGATTACCGGTAGACACATCCACATTATCTTCAAATGTTATTTGATTGTTTCCAGTGTTTTGAGATTGTGATGGTAAAGAAGTAGTAGATAAAGCATAACTTGTAATTCTAACACCATCACCTGCAGAGTTTGTTATTGCCATTTTATTTTACCCTATTTATTTCTACTTTTATTTGATCCAATATATTTTTTATATTTAAATCATTTTGCTTACATATGACATTATGTTTTTTATTTATTTTCTTCTCTATTATATTTTCACCAACTTTTAAAAACCAAGTTTCAGTAAACCAATTATCTTCTATATGTTGATTTAACCACTCTCTTGCACGTTTACTTCTTTTACCACCAGTAATATGACGATGAATATCATCCCAAATTAATAATAATCCCATTATCTAATCTCAGCCCAACTTAAAGAAGCTAATACAGAGGTTTCAGCAGCCGCTGTTGAAGCTCTTTGTATTGTTATAGTTATAGATTCCGCCTCATCAGCATTATTATAAGTTATAGATTGTTTATTAGCACTAAATATGTTTTCTAGGTTTATAACTTCACTTTGGCCATTGTATACGATATAAGATGATATTAAAAAACTATTAGCATCAGTAGTAAATGCAGTAGCAGCAGTATCATATTGAATAGAACTTTGATTATTCGGCATTGGAGTAAAAGAAGAGTTAGTCAGCGTATCTACATTTTTCCATATTCTTATTATTGCAGGTTTTCCATCAGCAGCTATTGATAAGTTTTGTGGAACCACCTCTACTTTATTACGCAATGCATTAACTGTTGCCTTAGATTGTATAGATAAAATAGGTCTTTCAGCAGCACTAGTTGTAGATATAAAATCTGGTGTTTGAATACTTTCAAATATAGTATATAAAGCCTCTCTACTACCTTCTGAGTTTACCGTAGCACATAAAACATTTATTCCACTATTACCGACAGTTACTCCAGTATTTACACACTCATAATTCAATGGTAAAATAGCCGTATCCATATAACTATATATATTCTGATTGGCGTTCTCAAACACATGAGCAACTATAAACTCACCAGATGGAGAATAAACACCAAATTCAACTATACCTACACCCAAAAACTGAAATGATATCTGATATATATTGGCTTTGGTTAAATCAATACTAAAACCACTACCTCCATTACCATTTAATGTATCACGATTAAAACTAGTTTGTGGTATAAATGTGTTTTGTGTTCCACTTCTTATAACAACACCAAAAACACCACCCTCTATTGCAAAAAATAAACCATCATTATCATCAAAATAACCCCAACGCCTATCACAGTTTGCTTCTGTTGGATTTACAACAGATAACGTTTGCATTATCAATTGACTTTTACCGGGGCTATATCTAAAATTTTTCTTTGTTAATAACTTTGCAGAAGATGTGTTTTGAGTATCTGTAGAAAGTTGTATAGATGCATCAGCTGTTGAATGTGTTACAGAACCACCTAATACTTCATTTTTTACCCAAATAGATTTATCTATATCATATCTACTAGTTGTTTCAAATAAAGGATATAGATTTGATACTCTTAATCTACCAAATGAATCGCCAGCTGAACCGTTGACTTGACTAATGTTTATTTTGTAAGGATTATTAGGAGTTGCTAAATCACCATTCTCATCAACAAGAGCTACAGCTTGAACATACGTCCCGTCATCATCAAGAAAAGCTTTTATTTCATCACCACTAGGGTCTATATGTCTTGTTACACTATTATCTGTTAATGGCATTTTATCCCACCTTTATCTTTTTAGTTTTCCATAATCTTTTTATGAAATTCTCCAAACTAATTTGATGTGGGATTTCTCCAGAAGTAACTTTACCAATTAACATTTGCAGGAAATGTCTTTTTATCTTCTTATCTTTAACTAGTTCTGGATATTCATCATATAATATATCAATAGCTCTGTCTATTAACTGAGCTTCGATATCTGCATCCAATGTTTGTGTTAGTTTGTCATCAACATTATTGCCGGGTGTAGGTCTGTAACCAACGTTATAGGCAGAAAATGATGCTGGGTTTCTGCCATGATAGTTGGAATGAGGTTCTGCTTGTGGAACATAAAAATCCGCCTCTTTTAAAACATCTCTAAGTTTCATTTTATAGCCCTAATATTTCGTCTAACACACCTTCAATTTTCAAATACTTGTTTTGTTTTATTAGTGTTCTATAAACAGCACTTTCCTGTAAATGCATATATGCATTACTTGTTGAGGGGTTACTAACCATATCGTAACATACTAAGTTAAAGTCATCCTCTACAATATCGTATCCTTCATGATTTCTACTTACACTACCAAGACCTCTTGAAGAAATACCTAACTTAACATTTCTTTCTACTAACTTACCAAGTATCTGACCTTTAGGTGTATCCAATACTTCTATTTCACCAACCAAGTTTTCACCATCCCATCTTGTTTCAGTTACTAAGTGAGAAACATTCTCTAACTGAACTATGGGGCTATCGGGGTGATCTAATTCACCTAAAGCTCTTCTATCCTTAACTAATTCTTGATATTTTTGATCTTCTCTTTCTAAAACTTGACGAGGGTAAATTCTATTATTTGCGTTTGGTTTACCAGCTGCTTGAATAATACCCTTCATTTTAAGTATACCATCACTAGATTTTGATGGCTTAACATCGTCATACTCAAATAAAAGAAAAGAATGAATTAAGTTTGGGGATGCATTATTGTTAATAATCTCTGTCATTTTTAATCTCTTTCTTCTTCCTCACCATCATCTTCGCGACGATTACTTATTTCATAAATTTGATTGATTAAAACATCTAAGTCATCTACTAATCTCTTAACATGACCTAACTCTGTCTTAGCTCTACGAAAACTTAACTTCTTTGCTTTATCTAATTCACCCATCTTTAAACCGTCAGTAATAAATGTCTTAGTATATCCCATACTAACACCCATCTGCTTATTAATACCTTCAAAAAGAGACATTATATAACCTATCTTTTCTTCGTTCTTACTCTCTAAAAGAATATTAAATATTGTATCTCTTACAACCTCATGCGATTGCTCATCTACTTTGTTGTATGGAACTTTTCTAGATGCCTTCTTCTTCATTGATTTTCTCTTTCTTTTTATATTCTTCCTTATGGGTGCGCCAGATAGAGGAGCAGTAAAACCAGCTACTGCTCCAACTACCGATGTTTCATTTTTCTTATTCATCATTTTTTTAGGTCTAAACTATTTAATGTTATGAAGCGCCGCCGCTGCCGGTCCCGAAATTATTTACATAATTTGTATACGCGTCGTCGAGGTTTGTAATGCCTTGAATCTCAAAACCAAGAGATGTTTTCCAATCGTCAAATGTTAATGGATCGGCATTTGAACCTTGTATGTTTGCCGAATCTGTTGACACATCGCCTCCTGTGGTTCCTGTGGCTCCTGTGGTTCCTGTGGTTCCTCCTGAAGTGTCATAATCAGCTTTCACGGCTGTTTCATCATAACCAATACCAGTTATACCTCTAGCGAAGCCGGGCTTATAATCACCGTCAATATTGCCAGCAAAATGATGTATATATCCAGTTCCATCATTTGAACCTTCAATAATTGAACTTCTTCCATCATAGGTCGTTTTGCCGAAATTTGTATTTATCAGACTTTGGCTTTTCATTTCCACATCAGTATCCGCAGTTGGTATGTTTTGATCTTGAAAATACTGTCTTTCTATTTCATCAATATTAACTAAAGTTGTCGCGACAACCCCGGCAACTGGGTTAGGTCTTTTGGGGTTATTGTGTGGCTTATAATTTTTTTCATCTACTGCTGTTAAATTTCCAACATTAAAATTATGCCCAGATACTTTTTCTCTCCACAAATCAATTAATGCCATTATTATTCTCCAATAATTCTACAGGTTATCACAAAGTTCTACAAATAACAAAACTTCAACGATATTATCACTGTTAATTTCTTTAATATTTTTTAATCTTTCTACAGCTAATTCTAACTTTGTTCGTAACCCTTCGTTTTCAACGACAATTTTTTCTGAGGATATATCATTTACCATACCATCAATTTCTTTCATAACCCACTTATTAAATGATTTTGAATTCATAGAATAAAAATTTATTAGGTATTGTATTTGATTTTCTGTTAATTTGCCGCGGAAACTCTTCTTAAAATTATTAAAAGCAATAGCCATTGCTATTTTATCAATCTTTTGTTGTTCTTTGGGGTATTCTTCAACAACAATATTATTTTCACTAAGTTTCTTCAACTCCTTATTGTTAATAAGGTGTTCCATAATAAACTGTTCTAAATTAGTTTGATTTTTAGAAGATAAATAAGTATTTTCCTTCAATGAACATATCTGAAAACTTGAAAATAGTTTGTAATTAGGAATTTTTGTATTAAGAACTTCTTTCAAATTAAAATTTTCTTTAATTTGTCTTTTCATATTAGATATTTCGGCATTTAATACCTTATCATCAATACGATTATACTCTTTTCTTAAATTACTATAAAACCTACTTGCATGAAAGTAGTTTATTGCCTCTGTATACAAAAGTTGTGAAAATACGTTATATGCTTCAGATATTGTTGTCTTTTTCATGAAATTATTTCTGATTATCTTCATCATTTGTGAAGCTTGAGTAGTTTTACCCTCAGAAACTAATCCCATAGTATAGTGAATCATTGATTCAAACAAAACACCAATATTTCTATACTTATTATGTTTCATAAATTTAACCCCAAAATTATATTATTAGTCTAGTATAAATATAGCTAAAATAAGAGAAAATCAATCTTTTGATACAAAATATACCTTTCCTGTATTAGAAAGTTTATTATTTTTCATATCTTTTCTAATATTATCCATAATTTTATTCGATTCTTGGTCAAAACGCATTATTTCTGTAATGGTTTTATTAAAAGAATCTGTTCTAGATTTTCTTCCTGTTTTCTTCTTGATAATGTCTTTTTTCTCTATATCACTTGTTATTTGATCTATACTACTCTCAAAATTTCTCTCAAAAGAATCAAACTTAGGATATCCCTCCAACTCATCAGTTCCCAGTGGGTCATATGGAGTAACATTTTTAAATGATTTAAATTTACTATCTTCCTCAACATCACTCTCATTATCACCTTCTTGATCGTTTGGATTTTCTTCTACTGGTTGCTGCATAGCAGCTGGTTCTTCTTGTGCACCCATCTTAACTTGTTCTATAGTATATTCATTAGAAGCTTCTTTTACTCTATCGTTCTTTATTTCAACGATATCATCCATAGATAACTGTAATACTTCTTTTTGTATATACTCTTTAGAAAGAAGTGGGGATTCTGACATTTGACTTGCTACATTAAATCTCTTATCCATTAAGTCAAGATTCATCATCTCTGTGACGGTTGATGGATTAGCTAACTTCAAATCAAAATTATATATATCACTTTCATCATACCCTCTTAAAAACAAATGAACCAACCCAACTTTTGCCAACTCACTGACTACTATCTTTTGTATTCTTTGAATTGTTCTTGCAAACTTTATATCTTCTTGTGCCAATGTTCCCTTACCAGCTAAATCTTCTTCTGCTGTTAAGTATGATTTAGGAACACCAAGTGATATAAAAAGTTTATTCTGCAAATACTGAATGTCTTCAATAGCAGCGGCGTTTTCACCACCGGGTAATGTCTCTATTCTACTTCCTCTCTCACCCCTAATAGGAATAAAGAAATCTTCTAATATTGATTCTGGGTTGAATCTCATATCTTGATTACCAGTCTGTTGATTAACCATTGGTGTTCTTTTTAGTTTATCTCTGGCTTGCATCAAATATGTGTCAACTTGTGCTGGTGGTATATTACCTACATCAATATAAAAAACCCTTCTTTCTGGCGCTCTGGTGATACGATATATTAACATAGCATCTTCTGCCATTAATAATTGTTTGTATACCTTACGACCAGAATCCAAAATACTTCTTCCATATGGTAAAAACTTATCATCACCAAGTATTCTTAAGTGAGATACTTGATAATTTTGAAAAGAGGTGTTTCCTTGACCAACCCAATTAAACCTAAGAGAGTTAGGATCATTGTCATAACCCTCTTCTCTTGCTATTTCCTCAACTGGTAAAGCTATAGAACCTAAAACACCTTCACCTTCAACTAAATCTAAAAGATTAAAATGATCTCCATATTTAACCATGTTTCTAATCCATGTCCATAAGTGAAAATCAATATCTAATCTCTCATAATAAAGTTCTTCTAACTCTTCCTTGATTTTCTGATCTTCTGAAAATATATTTAGTATATTTCCATCAATACCATAAACCATAGAATCATCAGCATAAATATCCAACGCTCTTGATATCTCTGGGTAATGGTCCATCTCATTATACTCTCTATACCTTTCTGATCTTTCTATACCACCCGCCAAACCTTGCTGATATATAGAAGACGCTGCTTTTTGAAAAGTATCGAAAACATTTCTTTGTGTTCTCATTGATGGACGCTCTGTTGGAACCTTATATTGTGCAGAACCACCATTCAATAACTTTTTAAGTGTATCAAATTTACTTGCCATTTTTTACCTCTAATTTATATTTAAAATCTTTAACCCCATAAATATCCCAATAGGAACAGCTGCTCCCGCTAACCCCCAAATACCAGATTTGACTTTTAAAGAAGATATATCAACATTAACCTTTTCTAACTTATTATCCATCTGTAACAATAAAGAGTTATGTCTCTCTAACTCACTTAAAACTAATTTTTGATATTCGTGCCAATCACCTTTTTGAGCTTCAGAATATTTAGCCATTTTATAATTCCTTATAGTAATCCCAATCTTTATAATATAATAAAAATCAAGAAGGCTATAAAATAAATATAAACATTTATTTTATAACAACCATCTTAAATCTTCAACCTGTTCTTTATTTACTTTCATAGAATAAGATTCATTACCAACAGAATTAGAATTACTACTTATTCCGAACTCATAAGGAACAGGGTTAAAAGAAAGGTTAGACATTAAATGTTGAGTTATATCATTATCAGCATTAGTAAACTTTATAGTTGTGTTTCTTACATACATACCAATAGCTAAAGACATTACTAAATCATCATTGTATCCGTCCAAAGCTTGTGGCTTACCATTATGAAAGATAAAAGTTTCTAATTCTTTCATAGTTCTTTGTGAGTGTAAAATAAACTCATGTTGTCTTAAATCCTCTTCCAGTCGAGCTATCGCTGCTGGCCTTGTTCTTGAAGACATTGTAAATCCGGGAACTGCATTTTTAGGAGGATTGTATGGGTCATAAAATAATTGATCTCTTGCATTACTTTCGTGTAATTTAGCTAAATCTTTTATTGTCCAATACACGTTCTTATATTCCATCTCTACAATCTTCATTACTGTATGATGACCCATTGATGCATTTTCAACTACTATAAAAGCGTTGTTATATTGAACAGCTGTGTTGTGTATTAGGTGAGCATAAACATCTGTAGCTACCTTACCCTTATATTCAGCCACTTGCTCATAATTTTCAATATCTATGACATGAAAAGCTGAATAATCTTCTCCATCACCGCGAGCAACATCTGCAGATATAATATATTTTTTGGTATAATCCGGATATTTCCAAACCCACAAACCCTTATCAACCCAAGTTCTTTCTAATGGCTCCCTAACGAATGGACGATAACCATCGTCAAGTGTCTCTTGTTCTGTTGGATGCTCTAGATACCACTCCAAAGCCTTAAGTGAAATAACATTACTACCAGATTGAACAAAGTCACAATCATGCTCTTGAGCAAAAGCTTGATCCCCAATCTTCTTGCGTGTCTCTCTCGCCCAATCATCATCGTGGTCTGGATGAACCGACCAGTGTAATTTTATTGGATTGAACCCTACTATCTTATTACCTATCTTTTCTGTAATACCAGCCTCCGCCTCATTATATATCTTGTGAAACCAGTTACCAACTCCATTAGGTGAAGATAATGCTATACAATCACCACCAGTTGCTAATGTAGGTTGAGCTGCTATCCATATACTATCCATCTTATTAATAAAAGCTGCCTCATCAACAAT